GTCCCATTTTCCATGTTATTTGAACTCTGGCTTTTTCGTTCTCCGCATAATACTCTGTTTCCTGATTTTGCTGTTCCATTAAATCTCTGATTTTTATATCCTTTCCAGTATAATCTTTTATGTAATCAATTAACTCATAATGTGTCATCTTTATATTTTCTCCTTGCAAACAATTCACATACCATACTTGCGAAAATAGTACCATTTTTATCGATTGATCTTCATGATCAACATATGTTTCTTCATCTATTGGAACCCCGTGATATTCTGTCAAGATCTCTGTCATTCTATTAATTGTAACTTTTGGTGGTAATGGTTTTTCTCCTCTAGCTCCTATTTGTTCTATTTTAAATTCAAAGTCTCCACTTCTTCCCATTAATCCTAATAATAGTAAACAAAATAGACGAACATGCACTAATCCCCAATACATAAAAAGATATGATGCAATTCTTGATTCTAATACTTCTTGAAAGTTAACAGATCCTGGTCTATAATCTATAATAATTGACATTTTCGGAAATATCTCTGTGTATGGCCTTATCGAATGATAACTATCTACCCAATTTCCTCTAATCGCATCTGGCGGATAAGTTTTTTCTGTCTTTTCTATTTTCGTTTCCTTTTCATGATATTTCGTGACTTTGACTGTTCCATGACTCAAATAAAAGACATCACAAAGCTGTGTTGCGAAATTTTGATCATCCATATTCACTTTAAATCCGAGATCTTTCCATATTTGTAAACCGTGTGAAACTAATAATTTGCACCATTCTTTATTTCCGATTACAATTGCATCATCTCCTTCTACTAATATTATCCAATCTCTCTCTAAATCTTCCATTGTGTACCATTTATATCCAAGTACCTCTCGCATCACATACATTATTCTTGTTGCTTGTGCACATACGTTTACCAAACAGTTACCACCCGATGTATTTTCTGCTCCAGATGCTCTTCCCGATGCTTGTCTAATTACTTTTCCTGAAGGCAATACCATTGTCTTGAAAAAGAATCCCCTCGTATGTCTCTTTAAATATTTTAGGTCTTCTAATTTGAAATTCCATTTTCTTAACCAGTATTCCGTTAATAACATTCTATAAGTCGTTGTTGTATCGAATGCACTGAAATCCGATTGTGTACACCCAACATTTCCGAAACCCCAACGTGATTCCATCTCTCTCCAACATTGATGTACAAATGCTGCTACTTGCGCTGGTGTTAATCCGTTTGTAATCCATCTAACTCCTCTTCTTCCGTCAAATGATGCCGGAAATTCACATTCACAATCCGTTTTTTGTTCTATTTTTGCATTATACTTTAGCTCATTTTCTATTTTCTTTAAATATGCTTTATGCCTTTTTGTATACTCTGATAATCTCTGATGTAATTTTCTTTTTGACTCACCTAGGTCATATGAATCCAAAAACGACATTTTCTCCTTCGGTTTATCGGAGATAATTTCGTTTTTAGAGACATACTTAATCTCTTTATCATCTATAGGTCTAGCAGGCATATCATATCCATACAAAGCACTCCAATATGGTTTTCCAATTGATTGCGTTAATGCTTTGAATATTGCATCCCATGTATAAATAATTCTTGACATTCCCATTCCTTGAAACAGTCTTTTTAAATGCGCTACTACTTCTAGTTTTGGAAAAGCCCACCATAAATAGCTAAGTCTCCCGTGTGTATATAATTTTTCTCTAACTTCGTCAAACATAATCCAAAATATAGGTTTTTGTGCAGCCTCTCCCATCTTCTCACTCGGGAAAAACTTATTTAAATACTT